GACAGAACTTGTTGATGAACTATTTGAACATCCAATGCCAAAGCATGACGATTTAATGGATGGACTTTATTATGCTGATTACTATGCAAAGAAACCAAAAAGTGCTAAGACAAGTGTTGATAATCTAGGAGAAGAAGATACAACATCAAAAAGGTTTAAAGTTAAGAAAGTATACAATTGGGTAACGGGATCTAGGTCATAATAAGTATTGCACTATAAACTATTTGCTTTGTAATATTAACCATATTAAATTTCCACAAATGCCAAGATTTTCTAAACGATCAAAAAACAGACTATCAACTTGTGACAAGAGATTACAAAACATTTTCAATGAAGTCATTAAGCACGTTGATTGTTCTATACTAGAGGGACATAGAGGTGCAAAAAGGCAGAATAAATTCTATAACGAGGGTAAGTCGAAGGTTAAGTTTCCTGATGGTAGGCATAATCGTAACCCTTCTAAAGCCGTGGATGTTACCCCTTATCCTGTGGATTGGAAGGACAGGGAAAGACAAACGCTCTTTGCTGGTTTCGTTCTCGGTATTGCTCGTGGTATGGGGATTCATCTAAGATGGGGTGGAGATTGGGATCAAGATTTTCATGTAATGGATAATCGCTTTGACGATTTCCCACATTTTGAGGTAAGAGATTGAATACTACAGATACAATTAACGCAAAACTTACTCCCGGTGAGTTTGTAATAAAAAGAGAAGCAGTAAATATGATAGGTGAACCATTTTTAAACGCACTAAACAATATGCCAGAAGCTGGTGGTGGACACGCAGAAATTGATAAATTAATTGCTATGGCAAGTATGGCAAACTCTCAAAACATGAACATGGGTGGCCCTGTAGAAGAAGAGCAACAAGGTTATATGGGCGGAGGTATGGCGAATAAAATGAGTTACATGCAGGAAGGTGGTTCTGTATTGGATATGGCATTAAGAAGATCAGATCCTGTACAATCAGCAGACCCTGAATATCAAATGGTTAGCAGTCGTATGATGGAGCGACCTAGCAAATATTCTAAATTTAATATGCAGCAAGAGTATTTAATGCCTGAATATGAAAAATTTAGAAACGCAACTGGTAATATGTTTGGTTTTCCTGAAAATGAATTAATTCGTCAATTAAATCAATCTTCACAAGATTACAGTAAAACACAAGGCAATCGAACAACAAGGGGTTATAATCCTTTTTTTGCTGTGCAAGAATGGGCTAAAAGAGTTGACCCAAAAGGTAAATTTAAAGAAGGAACTATATCTGATGAAGTTGCACTTAGCAAATTAAAAAGATTATATAGTGATTATATTGCAGATACCGAAAAAGCAAGTGTTGAAATGGGTAGAATGGTATATGATGCAAATCGAGGTCAGTTTTCAAGAGGGAATAAACCTAGTGCTTCAGAAAAAAAACAACAACCTTTAAAAAGCATACAAGCTTCTGCTATTGAAGTTACTGATTTAATTAAAAGTATAGTTGCTGATAGACCCATAGCTAACAAACTTCTATACAATGATTCTAGCCTTAAAGAATTAAATGACTCTGAGATGGGAAAACTTTTTGAAGATCAAGAACAATCTCCAGAACAGGGAACTTATGATAGTGGTATGATGCATGGTGGAATGGCTAAACCTCAAGGTTATATGGCCGGAGGCATGGCAAATAAAATGATGTATGAAGATGGGGGTATGGCTTCGGTAGATTCAATGAACAATCAATCGATGGATCCTATGGATAGATTAAGAAGTTCTGTTGATTCGTATAATCAAGCAGCACCACAACAGATACCAGCAGGAGCAATGGCCCAATTACAAGAAAGGCAAATGATGGAACAACAAGCCCTAGAAGAGGCGATGTATGCGAATGCAAAACAATCCTTATTAGAGTTAATGATGGAAGATATGAAAGCTAAAGGTATGTACCCTAGTGATACGACACCTAATAACAATGAATATTTAAAATCTTTAGGTGGTACAAATATCAATTCAAATATGAGTTCAAATCCATCAAACCTTAACCCTGTAGGTAGGGATAGCCTTATGATGTTCCCTAGTAATCCTTCAATAATGATGCCTAGATAACATGGACAAAGACCCAAGGGCTTTATACAACGAGGAACTACACAGGCAATGGCGAGATGCTCGATCTGATTGGGACACACACGCAAGGACTGATATAGATTTTTACTTAGGTAATCATTTTACCCAAGAAGAATCAGATGAGTTAGCCCAAAGAAATCAAGCAGATATTCCTATGGATAGGACATCCGCTGCTATTGAAAAATTTAAAGCAGTGCTTACATCTAGGGCACCGGCATTTACAATAACCCCAAGAGAAGATTCTGATGTTAAAGTAGCCACTGTATGGAGAACGATACTGGGTTACGTTTGGCAAAATTCAGATGGCGATTCTCAAATGAAACAAGCTATACATGATTACGCAACTACTGGTATGGGTTATCTATATGCGTACATAGATGGAGAGTCTGATTTTGGTAGAGGTGATGTTAAGTTTACCTATATTGATCCCTTTAGAGTTTATGTTTCTCCTTCTTCGAGGAATCGATGGTTTAGTGATTCTGATGGTATGATACTGTCAACTATCATTACGGGTGAACAAGTACTTAGCCTCTACCCGGAGCTAGGAGATCGAGTAGATCCGATGACAGGAGAAGAAATACCGGGTATTATAAATGAACTATCTGGCTTCTCTTATAACGATGAAGATTACCCCTCTTCTCAGAATAAAAATTCAATGAATACATTTACTCCAGCGGAAGTAAAAGATAAAGATTACTCTGAAGTCAAGAAATATCAGATTCTAGAACGATTTTATAAAGTAAAGGTTCCTTTTTATCGAGTTATCGATATGCAAACTCAAGAAGAAGATATTTTATCACAAGAAGATTACATGAGGTTCGCACAAGAAAACTCTGAAGTAATTGAAGCGGGTATGTTTACTGTTATAGAGGTCTATCAAAATAGAGTAAAGGTCTGTGCTACATTAGGTGAAATAGTATTGTATGAAAATATATTAAACACAGATGAATATCCTATTGTGCCACTACCAAATGTCTGGACTGGAACACCTTACCCTAAAAGTGATATATCTAGAGCTAGACCGATGCAAAGATTACTTAATAAATTGTGGTCGCTGGCTCTTTCACATGCACAGGCATCAGCTGGTTTAAAGCTGTTAGTACCGCTAGGTAGTGTAGATGATGTAAGTCAATTAGAACAGGATTGGGCAAACCCAAATGCTGTAATAGAAATAGATTCATCTCAGGGTGAACCTCATTATCCAGCACCTCAACCACTTGCTGGTGAGTTTTATAGGTTAATTCAACAATCAGAATTTTATATTGATTTTATATTTGGTATGCCTGAAATGATGCATGGATTTTCTGACAAGGCTCCTGATACTGTAAAAGGTACGGAACGAATGATAGCATTAGGTTCTGAAAGACCTAAGTCTAAGTTAAGAGATATAGAATTTAGTATGAATAGGCTTGGTAAAGTTTTGTACAATTTATCAAAAGGACACTATACATACAAAAAAATGTTTCGTTTGGTGCAGCCAAACAATGATAATACGGAGATGATGGCAGAATTCTATACAGATATGGCTAGTACAGTCCTTGATGTAAAGAAAGAAAAACATTTAATCGATCAACATGATGTTCGTATTGAACCCGGTTCTACAATGCCTTCTAACAAATGGGCAGAATTAAGTGTATACCTAGAAGCTTACCAGATGGGTATAGTTGATAAATACGAAGTATTAAAAAAGAATCCGGAAATATTTGACAAGGAAGGTATAATGAGACGTACCGATGAAAAACAACAGATGATGTCACAAGTAGCTGGTTTAGAAGAACAGCTCAAGACTTTGCAGGGAGACTTGCAAACAGCCCAAAGGGAATCTGTGACGGACAGAAAGAGAGTTGAAGTTGAAAAGTTCAAAACAAAGCTCTCCGAAGTGAATACAGATGCCAAAGCTGACCGAAGGGTACAGCGAAACAAACTCGAAACCGAAGTGAAGCTCGAAGTAGAGAAATTAGCTAGAGATCTTGAAAGAGGTGCTCAACAAGCTGGTTCAACTCAAAATACATAGAGACATTTTAAGGAGATAACATGAGTACATTAGAAGAAGCAGAAGCCAGAGCAGGCTCAATTAGCGCAGGAAGTGAAACAGAATTAGTGCAGGATATCGTAGATCAAGAAGCTATTGCTTATCAACAAGAGCAAAGTTTTGTAGATGATGTACAAGACGTACAGGAAAATCCTATTTCAATAGACCATGAAGCAGAAGCAAGGAAATTTCAATCTATGTATGATCGGGCTCAGTCCGAAAATGCTAGGTTAAAAAGACTGGAGCCGGTTGCTGAACTATTGGAAAAGAGGCCAGACTTAGTGCAGAAATTACAAGAAGGTATTGCCACACCACAAAGTTCAAAAGAATCACAGCCCGGTATTAATAAAGATGACTTCAACCCTTGGGATGCCTATACAGAAGAAGGATCAGTTTCCAACCAGCATGTTAAAAATCAAATGCAACAAGTAGCTGGTGGTATGATTCAAAATGCAATGGCAGAACAACAACGTCAAATGCAAGCAGATATGCAACTAAACAACACAGTAAATACGTTAAGAGAAACTTATAAGATGGCTGATGCCGAAATACAAGACTTTATACAATTTACTACGCAACCAAAAGAAGCGGTTGGGATGGGCAATCTGGTTAAGCTATGGCGAGATGTTAATGGTACACAAATAGTTGCCAATGACACAATGGAAGCGGTAAACGCAGCCAAACAGGCTCCCAGAACAGCTGGTGTCCTTCAAGGACAGGCTCCCACATCACCAAAAACCTCCCAAGACAAAGCTTGGGACTCGGTGTTGAATACTGGAAGCGGCAGTCGTTTACCATAATCAATAATACAATAATAGAGGTAAAATAATGGCAATATCATATAATTCTGGAGTATTAAAATCCAGTGATATCACAGCTACTACTTCCGATGCCGGTGTGGGTCAAAGACCCGATCGTAGACGATTATTTAATTTTGGAGACAGGGTTGCTGAATTAACTCCTGAAGAATCTCCATTTTTCGTTTACCTGAGCAAGGTAGCAAAGTCTCCTACTGACGATTCAGTCTTTAGATACTTGGAAAACAGAAACAAAATAAATTGGACAGATAGATCGTTCAAAATGTCAAACGGGCCCGGAACAGTTACAGTGGGAAGTTCTCATAACTTTAGTGTAAGTGATGCTGATACCCCTGCAACTCCTATTTCTTGGTTGTTAAAAGGAATGGTGTTTGTTGTTCAGTCTGTTAATAATACTGGTGATGCTGGTATTGGTCATATTGTTGTTCGTGTAGAAAGTGCCGTTACAGATGATGTAGCCGGAACAAGTTCCGTTTTTACAGGAAAAATAATAGACCTTTCCAATTCAAATGTAACTGGATACGACGCAATCGCAGATAATGATCTCTGTCAAGTAATTGGCACATCATTTGAAGAAGGTTCTGGTTCTCCAGATGTATTTTCAAGTGAGCTAGAAGATGGATTTGGGTATACTCAGATTTTTAAGACAGCCGCTGAAATGACAAATACAGCTTATGCTACAAAGTACAGGGGTTATTCTGATGAATGGTCACGAATTTGGGCAGATAAGTTAAGAGAGCATAAGATTGACATAGAAAGAGCAATGCTCTTTGGTCAAAAAGCTAGGACTGGTGGAATACAGTATACCGAAGGTATTGTAGGGCACATATTAAAGAATGTTAACCCAATTGCAAACACTGATGACTTTTCCTATTCTTCTGGTAGTTCTTACTACAGAAGTGTAGCTCTTGGAGAATTGACTTACGATAGATTGTTAAGTGACCTTGAAGTCATTTTTGATCCAGCTCGTGGTGGTTCTTCTGATAAGTTAGTTCTGTGTTCATTACCTGTAATCTCTCATTTTAACAAGCTAGGTTCTGGTGGGTTTCTTGATTCATCTATTGGTCATGGCGATAGTCCTTTTAGACAGAATATGTCTTCAAGAGATGGTGCTTTTGGTCATAGTGTTATGGTTATCGATACTATACATGGTCGTTTAAACCTTGTTAAAGAGCCGTTATTTAGAGGAGTAGCTAAAAGCTTTATGCTTATGGCTGATATGAGTCAATTGGCTTATAGACCTTTAATAGGTAATGGTATCAATAGAGATACTCAAGTGATGACTAATGTTCAATCAGCAGACGAAGATTTAAGAAAAGATATGATCTTGACCGAAGCCGGTCTTGAGGTTACTCTTTCTGAATCTCACGCTCTGTATAACTTGGAGAGTAACTAATGAAAACTAATGTATTAAATCCTAATAGTGGATCATATGGAGACTTTAACAGTCCTCTTTATGATAAAGATTCAGCCTTTGCTTCAGGTAGATGGCAAGATCTAGTTAGAAAGGGTCATATAACATCTTTAGCTGTTTCTGATGCTGTTGTTGATGCTGGTATTAGTATCCTGCCGAATCATGAGTATGTTTCGTCTTGGACTTCTGATGCTACTTCAGCTATTGCTCTCCCAGCCGCAGTTGAAGGCACATTTATCGCTTGGATGAATGTCGCAGATGCTGATGCAGGTAATGCTATGACAATTAGTGCTGTCAGTGGTGATGTATTTGAACCTTATCAAGAGGTTCATATCGGAACTGGAATCCCTGCACAGCAAGACTCGTCTGTTGCTACAGATGATATTCTTACAATAACTCCAGCCGGTACAAATGGTGGATGGGGTCAAATAGGTAGTTCTTATATGCTCTACTGTAAGAATGCTGGCAAATGGTTAGTTAAAGTTAATGGAGTGCTAAAAGGTACTGGTGCAGCAGGCACAATTGCTTTTAGCTCTTAATCAATAATAACAGTTTATAGTACTGTGGGGAATATCAATAAAAGGTGTTCCCCAAAACTATAAAAGGATTGAAATGAAAAAACAATGCATACACTGTAAAGAACCAAATAAAGAAGGCTGGTTTTACTGCCGAGAGTGCGGTAAGAAAGCATCTAAAACTAATTTTACTACAAACATGTGGATGCGATCAGATATGGGTAAGCGATCAGATGTCGAGGTTTCCGTTCAGTCTGTAGATGAAAACACTAAAGAAATGAATAAAAGAATTTATGCCTAAGAAAAAATATAAAACAGCAGCTTGGACTAGGAAGGAGGGTAAGAACCCTAAAGGTGGATTAAATGCTAAAGGAAGAGCCTCTGCGAAAGCACAAGGCAGTAATCTAAAAGCACCTGTTAAAAAAGGTACTAATCCTAGAAGAGTTTCTTTCGCTGCTAGATTTGCTGGAATGAAGGGGCCTATGAAAGATTCAAAAGGAAGACCGACCAGAAAAGCCTTAGCTTTAAAAGCTTGGGGATTTGGTTCGGTAGAGTCAGCTAGAAATTTTGCAAATAGACATAAAAAAAATAAAGGATAAGTTATGAAGGGTGTCAATCATTATACAAAAGAAGGCAAAGTGTGGAAAGGCGAAATGCATAAGATGTCAAATGGTAAATTACATAGCGGAAAAACACATTCAAAATCTTCTAAGAAGTTATTTCACTTTAAAGAATTAAGTAATAAGTCAAAGGTCTTAGCTAAGTCTAGCTGGGGTAAGAAGTAATGCCTTCTGCAAAGAAGACAAATGAAAAAATGTGGAAACGGATTGTTTCTTCTGTAAAGTCTAGCAGTTCGGGTGGTAACCCCGGTCAGTGGAGTGCTAGAAAAGCACAGTTAGCCACAGCAAGGTATAAAAAAGCTGGTGGTGGATATAAAGGAGCAAAGTCTTCAAGTAACAGTCTATCAAAATGGTCAAAGCAGAAATGGGATTATGTGTCAAAATCAGACAAAGAAAAGCCAAAGGCAAAAAGAGGTAGGTATTTACCTGAATCAGTACGAAAGTCCCTTACTAGTGGACAAAAGTCTTCTACCAACAGAAAAAAACGTAAGGCTTCTGCCTCGGGTAAGCAACGAGCAAAGTACAGTAAAAAAATAGCCAGTAAAGTAAGGAACGCATAAAATGGCAACTACATTAAAAGTAAAAATTATTGAAGATATAATTCTTGACAATCAAGATTATAGCTCTAAAAGAGTATTGGAAATAGGAAGTATTGCTTCTGTCGTAAAAAGAGTTGTTAACATAGGTACTGATGAATTTGGATTGCTTGGATTTGGAGCAGCCTATAATACTGAATTATCTAAGTCGTATTTAGCAGGTCAATTCGACGAAGACCTTGTTAGATACATAAGGATTACAAACTTGGATACTACCAATCACATTGCATTGGTTTTAAAAAATGAAAACAATGACGAGTTTGGTGTAAAAGTTGATAAAGGATGTTCCTTTTTATATTGTGCTGATTTAGCTGGTGGAGTAAAAGATACTATGGATTCTGCCGATGCTGCTGGAATCACTCCTAATTCATTTGGCGATTTAGTAGATATAACTTGTGCTGCCGATACAGCTGCTTGTGATGTTGAAGTTTTTGTAGTGAGTGCGTAATGGCAACCTTTGAAGCTCAAGTAGAAGGATTAACTGGATTAACAATTAGTGGTTCCAGTACTCCAACTCAAGCCGAACTAACTCAGTTTTTAACAGATGGAGCAAAAGAACTTATTAATCAATTTCCTATCGATTTATTGAAAATGTGTTCTGCAGAGCAAACATTTACATCTGCCCAATCAGGCAGCGAAGCTGAAACAATGAATACAGGTAAAATATTAAGTGTATTTAGAAACGATGGTGACATAGACCAGCCTTGTCGTAAGATATCCTCAAACAATAGAGGTAGAGTGTTAGATGAAGATGATATGTCTTATGCTAGTATATCAGATCCTATCTACTATACAATTAATAATAAAATAAATGTTTTACCAAATGGTGGGGCCTGTAAGTATTCTGAAGTACAGTTCCCAGCTCCAGCTTTTGACGATACAGCAATTGGAGTCTTTCCAGATGAAGCAGAGTATCTTGTTGTACTTTATGGGGCTGTAAAATCAATAGAGCATAAGATAGCATCTTATTCAATTGACGATGAGGATGTTGAGCTATCAGCTTCTTTAAGTACTGTTTTGGCTTCACTTAGATTAGATTATGATGCGGGTGTAAAGATATTAATAAAAGGAAGTGCATAATGGCAGTTCATTCTTTAAGTGTAAAAAAAATAATAAGTAGAGTAAGACAAGTGTTTCCAAACGCTTCTGAGAATTACATAATAAATTTAATCAATGATGGACTGGTTGAGATTGGAAATCATCACACAAAAATAGTTCAAGGTAGAATTAGCACAGTTGCAAATCAATTATCTTACAATATAGGTGATGAATCTAAGGATTCTAATGGAAATAACCTTGAGGCGAATAAGGTTTTTAGAGTAGATTTGATGGACAGTGAAGGTGACTATATAAGGATTCCAAGACAGATAAGTAAAGACTTATTATTGTGGGATGCTACAAGTGAGTCAGCTATAAATAAACCGGATAGTAAATAATGGCAAGTAATATTACATACCCAGATTCAGTAGCAGTATGGTTTATTGAAGGTGATGCTTTAATATTAGCTACAAATGTAGATAGTACAGGAGTTGCAAGAACGTCATCTAGGAAAATGTGGAAAGCGATTGATGAATCCGTTACTGATGGGTTGTTAGTCCATTACTATGCTGAACCTAATAAGGTTAGAAGCATAGAAGATACTCCAGATATAGATAATTCTATGCATAGTGCTTTAGTTGACTATGTTAAAAAATGTTTATTTATGGATAAAGCTGGATTAGTTCCAGATCCTGCAATGTCACAATCTGCAATGACAATGGTTGCTATGCATGATAAAAAATTTAACGATGCTATTAAAAGACATGGCATGAGGAAAAGAGATAAGACAGGAGGTACAAGAGCTGTGCTTCCTAGAAGTTTTACATAAGATTTTATAATGCTTTAATAGCGGTGGGGGTGGATAAATAGGAAATATTATGGCTGACATAAACAAGTTCACAACTAAAGAAGTATTAAATAAAGTACTTTTAGATTCATCAGGTAATGCAGTTGCTGCATTCTCACACACATCCCAAGAAGCTTTAAACGCTGTACTAGATACAACGAATAATAGATTAAATATATCATTAGTTGGTGGAGCAATTAGTGGTGATTTAACTGTTAGTGGTGACTTAACTGTTAGCGGTGGAGGTTCTCAGGCTTTTGACGAAATAATAACTGGTAGTAGCTCAATTAAAAGCACTGCAGAAGGGTCAGCTACAGCTGGGGCTCAGTTTAGGTTATTTACAGATGATGGTTCGACAATGGAGTCTGGTGACAGACTTGGTTCTATTGAGTTTGCCGGAGCAGAAGACGCATCTAATAACATTATTGTCGGAGCTAGTATTCAAGCTTTTACAGAAGCCCAATGGAGTGCTACTGAAAATGGAACTAGTTTAAAATTCTTTACAACTGATGCAAATAATTCACATTCAGAAGTATTAGCATTGGATTCCAATAAGAATGCTATTTTTTCGGGTAGCAATATTAAAACAACTGCTGATTCAAGAATATTTCCAAGCACAGGAACAAGTGCAACTTCAACAGTTTTTGGTAAATTAGCTGGAAATGCTTTAGCTGCTGGCGGAGCAAATAACACTCTAATCGGTGAAAACGCTGGAAAAACTTTAACTACTGGTGATTTTAATACAGTAATCGGGTATAATGCGATGCCTACTGGGACAACAGGATTGGGTTATAATGTAGTAATCGGAAAAGGTGCAGCTCTTAATTTAGCAAATGGGTCTGAAAACGTAATAATTGGAACAGATGCTTTACAAATAGATGACAATACAAAGGAAAATATTGTAATAGGAACAAATGCTGCCAGTAAACAAAATCATACTACAGGAAAAACAGTCGCTATCGGTCATAGTGCGGTAAGATATAATACTACTGGATTGTATAATACGGCAGTCGGTAGAAGTGCTTTGCAAGGTGGTACAAGCAGTGGAACAGTTTACGCTAATAATTCAGCATTTGGATATTTAACTCTTTCTGGAATAACGACTGGTGCAAGTAATACTGCTATTGGAGCAAATGTTCTAAAATCCTTAACAACTGGTGATTTTAATGTTGGAATCGGATTTGAAGCTTTAAGCGATTCAATAGTAACTGGAGACAATAATATTGGAATAGGTAATGCTTCTCTAAAAAATGTTACAGGCGGAATTAACAATATTGCAATGGGTCTTGCTTCAGGTTATACTTTGACTTCTGGAAATAATAATGTTTTAGTGGGAGCAAATGCTGGAGTAGCTACAGTAGACGTTGATAATGCGGTTATTATTGGAGCAGATGCTGGAGGAGCAAATTTAACTTCCGATGCTGACGGCTCAGTTTTTATAGGTTATAAATCGGCAAATGCAATGACTGTTGGGCAATTTAATACTGCTGTTGGTTTTGAAACTCTACTTACAGAAACTGATTCAGATAATAATACAGCAGTTGGCTATCACGCACTAAGAAATTCAAATGTTGCTAATAATTCAGGAGCTAATACTGCAATAGGTTCTATTGCAATGGGTGCTGGGGCTTTAACAGGCAAAGAAAATGTCGCTATCGGGTCGAGTGCTATGAAAAATCTTGGTAGTGGTTTTTCAAACATTGGAATAGGTGTCAATGCGGGTTTTGATGGTGTCACAGGTACCCATAATGTCATGGTAGGCGATAGAGCGGGTCAGGGAAATCGACCCGGAAGTCGTAATGTTTTATTAGGGCCAGCGGCAAAGCTAGATGAACATGATGATAGTTTTCAAGTAAAAATAGGTGACCAAGGAATTATAAAATATAAAGCTGCTAGAGTAACATTAAATGATTCTTATGGAGATACTCCAGCAGAGCACGATGCAGCTCACGATAATTCCTTATTTAATATTCCATCTTATAGTTATATAAGTAAAATAAGTGTAAAAGTAATTACGTTAAGTGCAAATGGAACTGCTACGTTTTCTATATATAAATCAGCAACTTTAGATACTGCAAGTGGAATAGCTTTAAATGGTGATAGAATTGAATTGCTAGGAGCAAATGCAGAAGATAATGCTGGTATAAAAGTAAGAAGTCAAAATGCTCAAACTGCTGATTCTGATATTGTTGCGAGTAGTGGTGGTACTGCTAATATGGTATGGCTTTCTAATATTGATGTAACTGTAGATAATTCTGTGGGTTGGATTGCTGATGCAAATTCAGGTGTAGGTTGGGGAATATACATTGGTCACGCTGGTGGCAATACTGGTAGTGATGGTGGTGCGGATGCTGTATTAGATATAATGGTAGAGTACTACTAAGATTTTTAACTAACAACAAAGGAGCTAAAAATGGCTAAAAATAAAAAAGAAAAGCCAGTTTTAACTATCGATGACAAACAATATGACATTGAAAGTATGACTGACGAACAAAAAATACTAGTAAATCATTCACAGGATTTACAAAACAAAGAGAATAGTATGGCATTTAACCTAGACCAAATAAGAATAGGTAAAGATGCAGTTATTTCTAAATTAAAAAAATCTCTAGAAGATAAATCTGAAGAGGTTGAAGAGGTAGCATAATGTTAATAAGGAAGTGTAGTCAAGGTCACAGGATTAGAATCCATAGAAATACAACTCCCAATGCTGTTCGTAAAAAAATATATGCAGATGGCAGTGAAGAAACCTTGACTTACCCTTCTTCTCGTTACAATTATTTTGTAGAGGTTGGGGGTAAGGTTATTAAACGCTCTGATAGTTTTGAAACAGTAGAAGAGTTTTACGTTGATGAATGTGCAAAAAAACATGAAGATGGTCATGGCAGAATGTTTATAGGAAAGCATAAATTAGTTGAAAACGTCATTACAGAAATAGAATGAAGCAACATGCTAAAGGTAAAATACTTTACGTTTCTTGGTTGGTTATGATAATAGCAATTGCCTACTTAGCAGCTTAATGTCAAATGGAGAAATTAAACGAGGTGCTAGAAGCTTTAATGGGACAAGGATTGATGATTCGTTTAACATTAATATTAACATTAAGTGGATGCTTCAAATTATTGGTGGATGCGTTGCTCTTGTGTATACATATGTACAAGTTATCAACCGGCTTGAAACTCTTGAGAGTGGAGTGGAAGATGCTGATCAGCGGATAAGTGAATTGATTGAAAAGCATGTAATAAAAGAGAGTGAAGAGAGAAAGGCAATGGAAGAGCGTATATCCTTTTTTGAGAAGGAGTTGAATTTAAATCCATTTAGTTGGAAGAAGAAGAGAAAAAAATAAAATGGAAGATTTTTTAGCAATATACTCTGAGGCTGGTATGATAGGTGTAGTCGGAGCTATGTTTGTTTTTATGGTTTACTCTATGAATAAAAGAGGTAACGAACAAGGAGAGGCATTGAGACTACTAGAAATAGAAAACAAAGGCCAGTCAGAGACTTTGGAGAATATGGAAAGTATGGTTATTAAATTAATAGGAAGATGGAATCAATCTGATGATAAGTTAGATCGTAAGTTTGATGGGTTGAATAAAGAAATAAATGATTTAGATAATCAAGTCTCAGAAATTAAAGGCAGTTTATCTAGAATTAATGGGAAATCATAATGGATAGTTTAAAAGTAAGTGGAATTAGTACAAGCCTAGGGTTAGTGTATTATACGGATATCATATCAGGGATTTTAATGTCTACTATGTTCGCAATTAATATTTATTATATTTTATTAAAAATAAAAAAAATAAGGGAGTAATAATGGAACTTTTGTCAAATAACTGGGAGTGGGTTTTACTTGCTTTTATGGTGTTGGAAAAAATAGTAAAGATATCTCCTACCGACAAAGACGATATCTTAGTGGATATGGTCTTTAAAGGTTTATCTAAAATGTTAAAAAAAGGAGAATCAGAATGAGTTTATTATCTAGGTATATAAACAAGCAAGTAAAAAAGAAAGGGATGGAAGCTGTGGTCATTTGGTTTTTAGAAATGATAGCCAGAGCTACTAAATCAAAAAAAGATGATGCTATAGTCGCTAAGATAAAAGCATTTATGCAAGAAATAAAATAATATGCCTAAGAGGCAACTTTTATTAAATGACTTTTCAGGTGGATTGAACACATACCAAGTTCCTAGGGATTTAAAAATAAATGAGTTTCAGTCCCTTCAAAACTTTACCTTTCAGAAAAGAGGCACTTTAATTCCCGTTGGTACAGTAGGTACACATAGTACTGTGCCTACACAGGCGGCTACCATAGTCGGAGGGTTTGGTTTGTTTACATTTGAATCTGATTATTCTCCAGTTACCTATGAGGCGGTAGATACAAGCCAAAGCACTAACATCGTTTTTGCAAATGACTCCGGTGAGGGATTAAATTCAACTACTTCAGCAGGCACATTTAATGGCCGTTTTGTGGAAGCCGGTGACATAGTTCATAGTGCTGAAAGCAATTCAGGAATAAAAGACACAGTTGAGTCTAATTTATTTGAAGGTATGCAGATAGCAGTATCTGGAACTGTAAGTAACAATGGAATATTTGAAGTTAGGGGTGTTGGTGACAGCGTTAATCTGGAGTCAGACGGAGGAGCGGTAAATGCTATAGAGATTATTGGAACTTTTGCCGATGAAACAATAGCAGCTAATTCAACTTCAGTAGGGTCAGTCAGTATAAAGACTCATGCTTTAGGTGAAAATATATTGTTGCTATCAGATGTTACTAATGGTACAGTAGATGTTTATTCGAAGTCTACAGATGTTTTTGTAAATAGTGAAATAACAACTAAAAATACAGGAACAGCAATTGCAGCAGCTATAGCACCGGAGTACTCTTTTTATGCAGTTGACAATGCAGTTAGAGTAAGTGATGGCAAGAAAATAAGTGCAAGTCAAAAAATAAAATGGTACGGGTATGTTAGTAGAGATCATTTCCCGGGATTACAAAACAGTAGTGTTCCTTTGTCAAGGGATGGTGCGGGTCTTTATACTGGTTGGTTTAGTGAGGATAATGACTTAAAAAAGCCGACAGCAGCAAGAACTGATACTAGTGATACTTTCACCACTGCAAATAACGGATTTGCTATAAATTATACAAATACAGTAGCGAACGATAACAGTGAGTGGACTTCCGAGACATATGTTATTGCTCTTTCATTTATCTATGATGACAATCAAGAGTCTTTGCTTTTTATACCTACAAGTAACCATACATTTAATTCTGTATCCGGTAATGAATTAACAATAAAGGTGTTAGCACAGAAACTATTAACAGTTGGCTTTGGAGCTAGGGTTAGTGGAGGTAGGCTTTACTATAAACCAGCAGATAACTTAGGTGAGCCTTGGACACTGTTAGTGGATATTAATCTATCTGATGGGGTTGCTTCCTCTGTGACTGGCGATAGGACAGTTTGGACTGCTGCAACTACTACAAGAGCCAATTCAGCTGTTACTATTTTAAAACCAAATATAGATACTTACGATTCAATTAACGGGTACTCACCCGACATACAATCAAATTCAATAGGTGCTGAAGGTGAAAGTTGGAAGACCGCAGTTATTACAAACAGAAGAGCTTTTGTTGCAAATGTAAAAATTAAAAGTCCATCAACTGGAGTTATTGAGTCCTTTTCAGACAGACTAATGTATAGTATGCCTAATAAGTTTGATACATTTCCTTCTTTTAATTTTATAGATGTCGTTAAAGGGGATGCAGAATCCTATGTTAAATTAGAGTCTTTTTCAGATCGGTTGTTAGCGTATAAACAACATTCAGTACAGTTTATTAATATTTCCTCGCCTAGTGATACTAATTGGTTTTTAGAGGCAGATATAAAAGATAATGGAGTCTTACATCCAGCTGCTGTATTTAGATCTAGTATTGGTGTATTGTGGGCAAATAAAAAAGGGATGTTTTATTATGATGGGTCTGCAATTAAAAACCTAATGGAAGGCAAGATAGATCAAAGCGAATGGGCTTCTTTCATTACAAGCTTCTCTGTTGTTGGTTATGATGGTAATTCTAACATGGCTATGGTTGTTAGGGATTCAGAAAACTCTGGAGCAGCCCAAGGAGATGCGTACATATTTGATTTTAAAACAGGCTCTTGGTCTTTTGTTACTGATTTGTTAGCTGCTAGTGCTGGTAAATACACTAATTTTATTACAGATTACGATGGAAACTTAAGCATAGGTGTTCAAAGCAGCGGCAATATATTAACTCAAACTTTTTCATATAATAATGTAGATACGAAAGCTACTGGACTACTATTCGCACAGACGAAAGATATAGACTTTGGGAGTCCATCTCTTAATAAAAAAATATATGCAGTAACAATTACCTATAAAAGCGATTCAGCACAGACTAAACCGATAGAGTATGCAACAAATGGATCTACTTCATTCTCTAATTTTTTTATAGGTGATTTTATAGCGACTGGAAATGTTTGGAAAAAGCTAAGGGTATTCGTAACAACCCCTATAACTTGTCAATCTATTGCTATACAGGTAATCAACAAGACAGCAGCTTCCGGTACTACTTACGGGATACAAGTATCGGATATAAGTATTGAATATAGGACTGTCGGAAACGATAGGGTCACTAGTGATACATAACTATGAATATGAATAGAGATATAAGAAGACTTCAAAATTCTAAGAACACTAACATAGCAGAAGGTAGTAAAAAGTCTGTAATGTCACATGCACCAGCTGTTAGCAATATGGCAGACGGAGAGCAGGTTTTTGCACAGGAAGCAAATAGGCCATTAGCCCTGTATAAAAAGAACAAGGGTTCTTTATGGAAAAGTTATTTTTCAAACAATGGGAATCAAATTGTAGACAGAACACTAATAGCGGATGAATTAAAATTTACTAGGAAGTTTACAGACTATAAAATCTTTCTTCATAACTTTAGTTTAGACCTAGGGACAACTGAAACTTTTATACCTTGGGTTGGAATAAAGCCTTATGCTAGTAATTTTGTAGCAACTGAAAGTTCTATTCTAGCTCCCTATAAGATGACATTGCAAAAATTAATGATAAGACCTACTACTATTGATGCTGGGGATAACGATTTAAGAATCAGACTTTATAGAATGGATAACGCAGACACTACAGTAGATACAATTGCTAGTGCTATTTGGGATGTTTCCGATGCAGCTTATGTTGATCATGCAAGTGGTAGACTTATAGATTTTAAGGAATCTGATTTTGATAACAGTCCTACATATAAATACGGAGATAAAGGTGCAATATCAATGCTCTTTGATGGTGATGTAACTAATAGTGCTACAGTATGGAATATAACATCAGTATGGAAGACAGAAATATTAATATAAAACAATAATTTTTAAAATCAATAAATATTTATTAAATTCTACGGAGAATAATATGAAAACACTACTAGGCTATACATTTGAAGATGGGACTAAATCATCAGGCCCTAACTATAACGGCTACTATATGGGCCAAGATAATTCTCTTATGGGTATGCAAACTGGCGGAATGGCTAGGTTAGCTCAAGCTAGGCAAAAAAGAAAAGATGATGATTTATTTTCAGCTAGAGAAAGGGCTGAAGCTAAACGTCAAGGAAAGTCTAGTTTATTTGGTGGTATCGGAAGGTCACTTGGATCTTTAGCTGGTTCTGTTTTCGGCCCAGCGGGAACTGCTGCGGGTTCTTATTTAGGAGCTAAAATAGGAAGAGGTTTAAGTGGTGCGGGAAAAGGAATTAGTGAGAAAGAAGCTACAAGAGGTACTGTATATAAGCAAGATAGATTTAAAGATATTAGCAAAGCTAGTAAAGCATTTGACAAACAGCAAAGAACTAAAGATTTAATGTCTGCGGGCACTGCTGGTGTAACAGCGGGGGTTGGTGATGGAGGATTCTATGGGAGTATAAATAGAGCCGCAAATCCAGTTCCTTTTAGTTCAACTTTTGGTCAAGCAGCTGCTTCATCGATAGGAACTCTTGGTATGACACCCGCTATTTCAATGCCGCCTGTTAATTTATACAGAAACGCAGGGTTTAGTATGACAACTCCTGCTTTTAATGGGTACACTCCGCCTTTTGGTGGATAAAGAAAGGTATATTATGAATAATTTATTTTCAATGTTAAATAAACCTAAAAAGCAATCATTAGGTGATGGTATTGTTGGATACCAAAATGGTGGCTCAGTGTATACTCAAGTACCTATGTATGCACAAGCAAACCCTATAGACTATAACACAGAGACATACTTTAGTACTCCTAATTTTAACACAGAAGAAAATCAAAACAGAGTAAGTAGAATGGAAACTGACTTAGCGGTTGCTAGGAATGAAAATAAACAGCAAGCACCATCTAGTCCCGAAGCTTTAGCTTTTATACAAGGAAACATGGGTCAACCGACTGGTTTAAATCTACTAAATCAATTAATTTCTTCTGGAGGCCCTGCTCAACCGCCTTACAGACAAGAAGGGCAAGGAGGAATAGATATAAATCGAGACATTAACAGTTCTGTGCCTGTTTCTCCTGAGAGTAAACAAGAATCTCCTTTTTTAAATAACGCTGATACAGGGGCAGGTAACTTCTTAAGTAATTTAGGTAAAGGAGCAGGTAGCCTATTAAATAAATTTTCCAATATACCGAGCAGTGTTTACAAAGGATATACAGATATACAAAGAAAAGATCGGTTAAAGACTTTATCTGATTTCTTAGTGTCTAGCCAAGGGGGGGTATCTGAGTCTGTTTTAGAGGCTTTATTTCCAGAAGAAAAAAGCAAACCTATGCAAATGGGTGGCCCCGTATATAACTATGAGGAAGGGGGAGCTACTTCTTTAGATCAAGCTCTTGGTAACATTGGTGTTAATTTGACAGAAGATCAACTAAAATTAATGCAAGGGTATGACATTGGGACAGAGGAACGAGATATTAGAGTAGGAGGTCAAAGAGGTTTACAAAAATTAACACAAAATCAAATGGCTCAAAGTGCTCAATCTGGTTTTGCAGGTGCCGGTGTAAGTCCAATGGCAAGGCAAGACATTATCTCAGATGTTGAAAGTATGCAAGACAAGAGCAGAAGAGCGTACCAAGAGAGAGTCACTGGTGATATTGCTGATTTAGTAGCTGGAGGTGCTAATGTAAACTTTGGAGATAGTGGGGTTGGTAATAATGTTGTTTTTGATCAAAATGTAGGCGGTTCTAGAACAAATCCAGATACAGGGGCTCTTGAATATTGGAATGGAAGTACATGGGTTCCTAGTTACACTCAAGCAGTAGAAGAAGGCAGAAGCAATTACGATGCTGGAATGGGCGATAGTTTTCAAACTTAAAGACAATAACAGGAATTAGTTATGGCAAATGGAAGAAGAAATAGAAGTATATATGATTCAATGTATGCACCAAGTCCTTTAGAGGATTTACTAGCCTCAATACCCGACAAGCTTATTGAAATGGATAGGAATCGACTTCAGAAAAAGAAATATCAAGATGCCCTTACACAACAAAAATTTAACAATGATAGGCTTATGGAAAACGATAAGTTTACTAGGGAGAAATACGAAAAAAATCAAGAAGATAAAGAATTTAACAGGATATTTAATGCTTTAACGGATCCTAAACAAAAGGCTATGTTTTTAAGAAGAAACAAGAAGAATGATGAGGCCCTTATGTTTGAGAAGGAGGCTGCCGGTAATGACGAAATAGGAAATAAATGGTCATCAGCCAAGAATCAGATACAAAGAACAAATAACACATGGGAAAAAGATGCAATTTTAAGTAGTTTTAGTAAAAAATACAGTGACAATCCTTATTATAAGTCAGTATCTCTAGAATATGAATCTTATCTTAAAGATAATATGAAGGATATAAATAATTTTGGTGATGGTTCTACCGAACCTTCTAATTGGGAAGGGCCCAATAGCGAAAAAGACAAAGAGGCCTATAGTAGCCTTTTAAGCCTTCAAAAAGAAGTATATAATCAAATTTCAAAAATAAAAACCGATCTTATACCAATGGAAGGTAATCCTTCATACTCTAAATTTTATAATGAAAAAGTAAAAAGTATTGAAGCCTTGGAGAATCAAAGGAAACTTATCTCTACCGATAAGGTAAATCTTAGTAAAAAATACAGAAGAGAAAATAAAGAAGAATACAACATAAGAAAAGCTGATGAAAGAAATACTCCTTTATCTACAAGTATTGCAAGACCCGGAACATTCGAATATGAACAGGCAGTAGCTGCAATGACATCTGAAGATCAAGAAAAGGCCTTAGTATCACGAAAAATTAATGAAGATAATATTGCAAGCCTATATAACTTCAACGAAGAAATCAATGAAAATAATGTTGCAAAAATAGAAAACAATGTGAATAAAGATTTAGATTTAATTTTAAGTGACAAAGTAGAAGGTGAAGAAGTAGTAGCCAATGATCCAGCGGCAAACCTTCTGAGAAAAGTTGGAGTGAACACACTACAAGCAGGGTCACCGAGTCAGGTAGTTGTAGACACCAGTGAAACAAAACCAGTAATTGAAGAAGTAGAGATACCTCAAGATGGAGTTAGTGATGAATCTGTAGGTGAACAAATTGGTGTTACTGATCAAAATGTATATAACCCTCCGGGAATTAAAAGAAATGAGGTTCCTAGAAAATATAAAAACGCTACTGAATCAGCTGGTAAAAGCTTAGCAAAATCCTTTAAAAGAATTAAAAAACAACAAGATATCGTAAACTACAATAGAACAATTAACAGCTCTTATGGCAATAAAAGGCTTAATTCCTTAAAAGATAGTTTTAGAAAAGACACTACAGGTATTTATGATGCTGATGCAAAAAGATTTAAGTATGTTATGAATGAAGAATATTCGGACTCTAATTCTTTTGAAGATAGTCTTTTGAGGTATCCAGAATTAAATGGTTTCACTAATAGAGCGGAAGTTCAAGAGTTTTTAGATTTTATGAGCCAACTAAACAATTCTGTTTAAGTTTAATTTTATTGTATTAAAAACATATAAATGTCAATAAACCAAAACAACTTTACATTATACTCAAATACTTTAAATAAAGTTTTATCTGACCCTAATCAAGTCAATGACTTAGAATTTCAAAGACTACAAGAAACTTCTGATTACTTAGAAGAACAGTCAAAGCCTGATGCTGATGTCTTTGACAAGTATTCTTATGCTAAAAGATTAGATTATGAGAACTCTGAGGTTAGAAAGTCTTCCGAGGATGAAGAGCTGTACGGGTTTATACCCGGTGATATATTACCAAAATGGGTAAAGAAAGGTTATAACGATAGTATAACTGGACTTGCTGACCAAATATATAATGGTAAGCAAAGATTCGATTTAGGCGATTATGGAGAAAAGGATTTACCTTTTTTAGAGGATATTGGTGCAACTTTAATTAGCTTTATACAACCATTAGACTTTGTAGCTATGGCAGCCGGTGGAGGTGTAGCTTCTGCCCCAGCTAGAATGGCTACTAAGAGTGCGATAATGAAAAGCATTGCTAAAAGCGGTTTGAAGAAGAAGGCGAATACTAAAGTTGTCGAAGCCTTAATGAAAACCGAAGCGAACAGGGCCGCTAATCTATTAATGCAAAATGGAGTTAAAAGAAATTTAGCTGAAAAGGCAGTAAAAAAAGCTATGCCTAGAGTCCTTCATCAGGCTAGGGATATAGCATTAGGTGGAGCTGGTGGATTAGGCTTTTATTCTGGATTGCAGACTGCGATGGGACAACAAGCCAATGAAGGTGATTTTGAAGTTGCATTAGCACTTAAGGAAGCGGCTAAGGGGGCTTTTTTAGGTTCAGTAACCGCCCCAACTGGAGTCCTTTTAAAGGGAGCAATGAAACCAACAACAACTGCTTTAGGTAAAATAGCTCAAGAGACAGCAGCAAAAGCAATTGAAACAACAACATTTGGTACGGCATCACCTCTTTTGTCTGGTGAGATTCCTAAATTAAAAGATTATGCTCATGCAGCTGGAGTAATAGGAGGCTTAACAGCCCAAAAGAAAGCGTTAAAATATGCTAAAAAAGGATTTAGGACATTAACAAAGCAAAGAGAATTAGAAGGGACTACAGTTACATCTGAAGAACTTGCAAAACAAATGAGAAAAGGAATAGAATCAAAATCTATTTTTACCAATAAGAAAGGAGAAGCTTTTAGGAAAGTAAAGTTTAATAACAGAAAAGAAACTGTATCGATGCAGTCGATAAAAACAAAAGAAAAAAGTACTTTATCGTATCAAGAGTTCAATGAAGGTGTTTTTAAAGACCAAGGAAAAGCAATTACTGAATCTGGATTATCTCAATCTAGGAGGGGTGGTATTTTTGCAGCTAAGAAAAAATTAAACATGGGTATACAAGAGTTTAGGAGGATTATTAAAGCTTCTAAATATACAGAAGGTGACCCTATCCTAAAAGAAAAAGTAATAAAGGGAACTAAGACAAAAACAGGATCAACAGGTTTATCTTCTTTAAATAGGGTAGAACAATTAGGTGTTTTACAAGAGATGAGACATCGCCTAAGAGTAGAAACTTTGAATAAAGAATTTAAAGCAGCAGGTGTAGAAAATGTTTTATCTTCGCAAAACTATTTAGACAGACTAACTCCAGAGTTTATAAAGAGGTCTAAGTATAGAATCGACAAAACATCTGTTGGTAAACTATCTATTTCAGATATGGATAACGCAAACGCAAGAGAGTTTACATTAATAGGTGAGGGAGTCCAAAAGTTTTTTAATGCTGGTTTACTTAAGCAAGGAGTTGGTAAAATAAACCTATTTGGTAAGACTCTATATAAAGGTAGCCGTAAAGAAAAAAACCTTAAGGAGAAGTATGAAGAACTAGGGAAAAAGCTAGAGAATCCCAAGTTTAAAAACGACCCTGAAGTAAAAGAATATAGAAAAATATTAGACTGGATGTGGGAGACGGCTACAAAAAGCGGAATAGACTTAGGCCCTAGAGAAAATTTTTATTTCCCTAAGATGTTTAAAAAAGAATACTTGCAAGCCTTTGCAAAAGACTTAGCTAAAATAGGCGAGATACATCCTGAATTAGTAATGAATAAGAATCTACAAACATCAAAACCCTTTGCCAAAACTGTTAAAAATTTAATTAAAAAAGATTTCTTTGATCAAAAGACAGTTGAGGCTTTAAAAGCTATAGCTAGTAGATCAACAGTAAAAGATAAGGATATGGCAATTGCTAGTGCTATCAGTAAGCTACATCGAAATACTAAATCAGGTTTTGGTGATAGGAATAAGAATTTAGAAATGGCTAGAAAAGCCGACATCTTATTTGATAAAGAAAGTCCTGTCTTTGAAAGAGATGCTAGAGTTGTACTAACCAAATACCTAAATCAATGGGGTAAAAGAGTTGCTTTCGTAGAAAATTTTGGTGATAACGGCCAAGTTATGTTAGATAGAATAGGTGCTATAAACAAAAAAGCTAAAATGTTAAAAAAAGATGGTAAAATAAAAGAGTCTAATGTCCTAAAAGAACAGGCAAACGCTTTAAAACAAGTTTTTATGTCCTTAACAAATGAAATAGAAACGGATCCCTCTTACAACTGGATAAGTGCTAGAGCTAGAAGATATTGGAATGAAATCGTTAACTTTGAAGTGGGCACAAAGATTGGTTTAGGCTTTGCCACCATTCCTAACTTTACTCAAATGGGGGTATCGACTGCTGTCAAAGCGGGTTATTACCCAATGATAAAAGCAATTTATTTACTTTCTAGACCAACAGAAGAGGGTCGAAAGTACCGGTCTTTAGTTAGGCAGTCAGGAGTAACTAGTCTTTCTATATTTGAAATGTTACAAGGATTTGCTCCTACTGACTCTCTTTTAAGTAAGTTTGCAGACTTTACCACAACATACAGTGGCTTCCAGAAAATAAACAGAATCAATCAATTAGTATCAGCTGCTACAGCTAAAGAATGGATAGGCTTACTTCAAAAAACAGCAAAGGGTGAAGGGTTAGGAAGATTCGAAGCTAGAAGAAACTGGGCTCAATTAAACTTGCAAGACTTGGGGATAACAGATTTTAAAAATATTACAGAAAGACAGAAACTTGAAGCCATGTTTAAGTTCGCTAGGGATTCCCAATTACAAAGAAATGTACTAGAAGAACCATTGGCTTTTAACGACCCTAGGTTTAGACCTTTCTTTTTATTTAAAAAGTTTGGATACAAACAGACTAACTGGATAAAAGACAATTTAACAGCTGAAGTTAAAAGAGGTAATTTACTTCCGATACTAAGACTAGGTGCAGCCGGTATGATCGGAGGGGAATTAATATTATGGTCTAAAGATAAAATATCTGAACTACTATCTGGTCAACCTGTATATGATGAAAACAATTATCTATTTCCCTTTTTAAAGGAAGGGACTCCTATGGGTGCAGACACTGAGGAAGATATGTCTAAGTTTACTATGGATGACTTTCTTGATAGGGTTTCATCGGTCGGGGCCTTTGGAGTTATTACAGACATTGTAGCAAATGAAAATAGATTAAGAGCTTTAGAGTTTGCTTTTATGCCTGCTATTATACAGGATTTAGATAAAGTTTGGGATGCTTCTCAGCGTACTATTGAAGACATGGGTGAGTACGGCACATTAGGATCTTTGCAGAGATTACCTAAATACCTAGGCCCTTTACTTGGTACCATTACTAGAAGAGTGATATCTAGGGGTGAGACAGCCGGGCAGAAACAAACTTCAATTACATATCGAAAAGGATTAACTAAAAGTAAGATACTAGATGCTCTTATAGATGGTGATAGTAATAAAGCTAGCAGATTGGTTAACGCTTGGAATAAAACTTACGGAGAGTATGTTGGTGTTTCTAGAAGTGGTAATCCTGTTTATGGAGCAATATTTGCTGAAGACATATCGAATAAAGTTATAACAGATCGAATTATTAGTAAGGCAAGAAAAAGAGCAAACCCTTAAAGAGCTGCTATATTTAGAATAGTTAGTTCTTCTAATATCTGATGTTTCCAACAGTATACGCTACCACTCTCAATATTTTTATACCAATGTTCTGTTCCTGTAGTATCAATAACTTGATCTAATACTGTTTCTTTTGGATCTTCCATAATACTCACATTCTTATTAAATGAAGAGATAGAGAACAAAAGTATTAAAATTATAAGTTTTTCCATATGAAAACTTATACATAAAGATATAGATTACAATAGCTTTATTTATTTAAATCTAACATCTTATTCTTCATTTCTTTTGCGTAGTCGGGATGACCGATAGAATCCCAAAATTCAGATAGTTTTTTTAAGTACTTTTTTTCCGATATAGTTTTGGCGTACCTAAGTCTTATTATTTTCATAAACTTTTCTTGTTCATCAGCGGTAAAATATAAATGTTTTTGACTGTCCCATATATCCATTATTTAAATCCTCCAGATAAAAATCTCGTTTGATATTCTATATTCTTTTTCTTTGCCCAAGTAGTTCGTTGGGATTTTGTCATTTTCAACCAACACTCTTCCAGTCCCTCAACTCTTGTATCGAAACCTGTACTTACACCACAAAATAACTTTTCTACCTCGTCATATTTTTTTGTCATAGGATTATATGTGTCTTTTGCACAAAAAGGACATATCTTATTCGTCTTAGTACAGACTTCAAACAAAATTCAATTTCACCTTAAAAAAAGGTGCCTAGGTTGACGTATATATGCATAATACTCTTTTTTGGATAGTAAGTATGATTAAAAATAATACAGATAATAGCAGGCGATTAGACCCACTATTAACTGTATCGATATTAAAGTACTTCTTTTTTAGAAAAGCACCTCTTCTTTGCTCTTTGGGGTTTGGAATTTACCACTTAAGTAGCGTTTTCCTTCTTTGTTAGTGTTTATCCACATAGAAGCATCTAATTGTACACCATTTACTTTCGCTTTTCCGGTGTAGTCAGGTTTTTTATCACCTTCGTTTTTGTATGCGTTCTTCCATAGATTCATACTATCGTCTTTCATTTCGAAATCAGCCATGATCTCTCCTTTTTAATTGTGTAGATAAAGGGATACAGTTCTTTCTGCTCTCGCATTTCGTTTATCATGAAGCCACCCATGTTAACTCTGTATCCCAATATACTACTTGTTCTTTTTCTGATGCTTTAACCTTAAAAACATCATTCTTTTGTAGGCCGAGCCAGATATTTTCAACCTATCTTCTTTATATAATTTTTCATAGAGTGCTAAGACTCCCGCTTTAGTGTATAAAGATTTATTATTTTCCTTCATGTTCTTTCCCATAGACATTTATTAATATTGAATCGGCATTGTACAAAGTAACATTGCCACAGTTGATTGGTAAATATTCTTTTGCTATTTCTTTTAACTTGTTCTTTCTATCTTTTTTATCCTTTGGTAACCTGCCTTCTTTTGTTTGCTCTCCAAAGTATTTCATCCATCTTTGTGGAGACACTAAAACTGTTCTTATCTCCAGTGCTGAAAGTATGCCTAGCCACTCTCCATAGTTTTGACCGAACTTAAAAGCAGAAGATCTAGCATCTGTAGGGAATGCGTGGACTTGTTCTATGTAAGCAACTGCTATTTTGCTTTCTCCATTTAAAAATATACCATTAACAACCTGACCCATTTCCTTTACTGTCTGGGGACATTTGGTATTTATTATTAATTCTTCATTGTATCGAACACTTATAGCGCCACTTCTTCCGGGGTCAATACCTATTATAATTTTCTTCATATTGCTTTTCTCATTTTATTGATTTGGCCACGATCCCTACACTTAGGACATGACATAAATAATCGTTTAGTGTTAGCCCAATACTCGTACTTACATCCTATACACTCGTATAGAAATTCAAGCTTTTCGTAACCTTCTATGTATTTTTTCTTAATAGTTTTTCTTAATTCTGGCATACGTCACCTTTAACGATAGAAGAGCTGACTTCTCTATTTATTATAGAATCTTCAACTTTATCTATCATCCTCTGCCTTATAGCAGTGAGGTCTTTCTCTAAAGACTTATAAGGCCTTTTCCAATTATCATTATTAGAATAAGGTATCTGTACTTTAATTAAATTCTGTAAAGCATTAATAGCTAATTCTAATTCTTGCTTAGAGAATTTTATAGTAGCTATACATTCAGGTCTTTTCATTGTATTATCCTTGCTTTTTCTATTGGTAGGAAAGCATTTGTCCTAACTATCTCACCACCATTTATAGTTTTTTGTGTTTTCGTATTAGCTATATTAAAGTCAAAAGAAAATGTTCCCTCACTATCTGTTATCTGCCAACATAGTATCCTTTCGTCTCTGATTAAATAAAGGAAGCCAAAGAAGGGAATTCTTAATAATTTAGATACCTTTCTTCCATCTAATATCTTATCCATAGTTATTAGCCAAGACCCGAATCTCTTTAGTTCATCTAAGCTTAACTTTCTACACTTAGATTCAAAAGCCCCGACTAAAACATTGTTTTTAATAATAAGACCATCTATCTTGGCATCTGTGTCTTTATCAGTCTCCACTAAATCGACACCTCTTATCTCTGAAATCTTGTCTAACATTATCTTTTCATAATGCAATGAAGCTTGTCCTTTTTCTGAAAGTATATCTAAACCCATTAGAAAAGAGCCTTATCAGATAGTAATTGTATAGCCCTAGCAACGGGGTACTTTATTTCTTTCTCGTATTCATTCGTAAATGACTTCATAAAAACATCAATCAATATGTTAGATGATTTTATGTCTGGCAAACTAATTACGGGTAGTTGCACTCCTTTACTATTCTTTTTATACAAACCAAAAAACGATATAAACTTAACATACCCCCAATTCTTTTTAGGGTCATACAAGAAACCTTCCTTTTCTTTATATCTAAAGATACCATTATCAAGTACACAACTATCAGAATACTCGGGATGTTGCATACCATCAATCGCATACTCCGGTTTAAATACATCCGCTACATACTTTCCAAATCTTAAGTTCGTTGTCACTTCTAAGTCAACAATCCTAGACGAGTACCTACCCGCAGGAACTCCTTTTGATAAGGGATCAGAATCCCCGGGGTAGTACGCATTTCCAAAGTCAGACACTAACCGACCTTTAGTTCTTGTATTCTGTCTAAAGACGATTGAAGATTATTAAGAGTTATTTTACCATCTTTCAACGCTTTCATAACTTTGTTCGCTTTACTTTTGTCCATTCCCTCAAGTGCAGATTCTATCTTTTTCTGAACATGTTCTTTAGGACTACCATCTAATACTTCTCCATTAAAAGTCTCTACAATCTTTTCTTGTAAAGACTCTTTAGGTTTCTCTTTTGTTGGTTTTTTGTCTTTAAGGATTTTATTTAACCCTTCTAGACCATGTATAACAAAATATACCCACCTATCTACCTCATCCATTGTATCTTTATTGAGTTCCATACCTTTCTTAAAGGCCTCTACTGCAAAGCCATGTCTAACTTTACCCTCTGTTATTTTATCCCAATTCGGGGTTTCACTTGTTTGATTACTCATAATTCAGTATCTCCTTTCATGTTACTTATTCCACCACCACATACTTCAAAGAAGTTGCAATACTTTATATTGCATTCCCATTTGTAAACGGGTGCTACTCCTAATTCAATAGCAGGGTTACCTTTCTTATATCGCTTATTGACATCTCGCCAATACTCTTTTGCTACATCAATGTAATCTGTCGATACACTGAGTTCTCTCATTCTGGAATTGTCTTTATTGTAATACAGTAAAGTCATTCCTTTCAATTTCTCTTCATGGGTTTCTTCGTACCACCATGCGTAGGTGCCTAATTGTATATAGTAATTAATAGAGACGTTGGGATCTGGCTTTCTGCCAAATAAGTTCTTCCACTTCCAAGCATTGCATGTTTTAATATCGTAGATGATATTATCTTCAATGACTAAGACATCTAAAAACCCCCGAACATTGACCTCCGGCAGCTTAATCTCTCTTTCTATATATACCTGTGAACCATTTCGTTCTGCATATTGGCGTAGTGCATCTTGTATATCTTCATGTATTAAGTCACCTATGCGAAATAATCTCATGGTATCTTCTTTAATCGGTTTAGGCTTTACTTTAGCTATGTGCTGAAAGTAATGTTTCCTCATACACATACCGGATGCAGAAGCATGGAACCATTCCTCTTTACCCTCATACCTTTTCTTAAAATGGGTTTTGTTATTCTCCATTAAATGCTCATTATATATCTTTGTTAAGTCTAACATAAATCTCCTTTGTAAGGTGGGAATATGGGCAAGGAAAGAAAACAGGAGCCTAGTGAGGACATACTATAACTCCTATGGATTTGCGGAATCCAAAAACCTTGCCCATATAATTATCTATTGTCCTCTTGTATTACCATATTGATAGGTGATACCTCTAATGTATATTCGTTTCTATTCACTACCGGAATAGGATTCTTTGAATATAGTCTTATCTCTACTTGATTGTCTTCTTTATCGACTATTGTTAATATTCTATAATGTTGTGTTCCTTGAGCAAACTCTATCTCATTTGTTATTTCAAGTCGTGATGTATCGTGTACATCTATTGTTGTTTTATTTCCGGTTGTTATGTTCATTGTTGGTGCCTCTCCTTTTCATTTCGCTTTCAGCCCATCTATCTAAATCGTTATACTCTTTAGATTCTTCTCTTGCTATTGTTCTTAATGCAATCTTTAATCCACATAATTCTGCGAACAATAAATCATTTTCGGGGTTATCTTCTAAAAGTTCATCTAGAAGAGTAATGTCTTTATTTATTTGTTTTTTTATTCTTGCTAATACTGTAAACATTATTTGTGTCCTCTATGTCTGCGATATCATATTCTTTACCAGTGTTTGGGTCATACATAATAGGAACAACAATGTGTTTTTCCCCGTTATGCCCTTGGTATTCGTATCTTGTTTTCAACTCTATATTGTCTTTCATACTAGTAGTACTCTCCTTTTATTACTTTGTTCCATTTTTTTTTATTTTACTGTCAATAAATTCTTTCATGTCTTCAAAATAGCCACGCTCTTCCCAAGTTTTTTTCTTATGGCAATTCCGACATCTTACCTCGCACTTATCAATTTCTTTCTTTATAGTAAGCCACGAATAGCCTCCTCTGACTAAAGCGGATACACCATCAGAGCGTTTACCTACTCGTTTTTTAGTCCCTCGTACATGATCGAATTCTAATACTCTTATATCTGCCTCTCCACAATCAAAACACCCTTTGATAAAGTATTCATCAACAACCTTTTTGTAATTAAGTTGTCTTGTCTTGAATTTATTTCTCTTGACTCGGCCTATATGCTTTTTCTTGTTTCTCGGGTACCAAACATCTCTATGATAGCTATTTGTACAGCGTTTACATTTAACTTGGAATCCGTCTTTTTTTGACTTGTTTTTGCTAAATCTTTTTTTTAGTTTAAGTTTCTTACACTTGCTACATCGTTTAAAGATATTCATTATCCTATGCAATCATGCATGTATATTGGAGTATATTCACCAACGTAGGAACCATCAATATTGAAATAAAAATGATCAAAGGAATCCTCTTCTGTCATCCCTTCTTGCATTAGGGTACCAATAATTATATTTACCGAATAGATAGCACAGCCCTTAGTAGTAAATCCCACAAGGGCATTATCAAATCCATCTGCAAACATCATCTCATCGTTTCCGCTTTGCTCTGACAGTTCTTCTCTAGTGTATCTATTGTCTGTATCTTCTATATTCATATAGCAACATTAAGTCTTGTAGGGTTCAAATCCTAACCTATTCTTTACCTATTTTATTTTTAATCTGTATTAGTTTAGCAGAAAGATAGACACAGGCATCTAATGTTTCCTCTATCGCTTCCTGTATCCATTCTCTACCATCATTAACATCTATCTCCTGTTTATATTCCTTCTTACCCACCTCTAATCTCTCTTCAATTAACTGCACTATTTCTTTATTATTATTCATTTCGAATCCTTCTCTTTTAATATATGAACTAGTAATCCTTCACAACTTCTACACACTTCTGTCTCGCTAAAGTGTAATTCTATTGCACATTCTTCACAGTATCTCTCTTCCTCTTCTAAATCAAAGTAGAGGTCTGAGGTTTCTTTGTTGTTCTTGTTGTAATGATAATCATCGATAACCTCATTTAAAATATCGACAACTTTATAAGCATCTGTCACGACTGCCTGTTCGCCTTCATTTGTGTACCTCCATTCACGCCTAGTAACAACAAGGTCTTGTATATCTGTGCTGACAACATGTAATCTAAACCTACTTCCACCAAGGTCTAGCTTACCGATCGGCATCTCTAGTACTGTTCTTTTTTTAGCCATTTATTTATCCTCAACTTTTATTTTACTATGTTCTTTTAATTTTTTCATATAACGAACCTCTTCTTTTAATTTTTATTTCTTTTCTCGGAGTCATTCCGAATCTATTTTCGGATTTCGGAATTCGGATTTCGGATTTCGGATTTCGGAATTTCCGAATCTGTTTTCGGATTTCGGTTGGTACGAATTTTGTATTCACTTTTTGCTTTCGCATATTCTTTCTTTATCCTCCCGTTACTATCTCTTAATTCTAAATGGGTATACTCATCTTTAGCTGGAGCATCTTCCCTATTTAAATAATCTATATATTCTGTAAGTCTCATCCTACTTACCTCCTAAGTACTTATGAGCAATTGTTTCGTCTCTATAATCATCTTTCATTGTTGGTACTCCAACCCAATTACAAACAATTTCATCAGCATCTTTGTAATTAGGATATATTAGTTGTCCCCAATTACCATTTGTTATATAATAACACTCATAACCATTGTTCCTCATTTCATCAATAATACCTTCTGGGTTTTCGGTGTAGAAGTCTATACAGATTGTATTTTTTCCTTCATCTACTTTTATCATTTTTTAACTCCCTGTTTGTTTGTTCGCTTTCTTCTTGTACACACTAAGTTTCAAAAAGTTCCAAATTAATTATTTAGTAAGATGCTTTAAGTACCTTTTAAGTTCTTTGTATTCCGTTTTTATACCTTTGTACTCTGCTTCTAATCCTCTAATTGTATTTGGCTTTGCCTTATAATGTTTAGCACACCTTATATCGTCTTTAGCTTCTTCAACTAATTCGTCTTCTTCAATTACATATATTATATATTTAACATCCCTTATAAGGTTAGCTAGAGAATCAAACCTGATGCTTTCATCGTTCTCCACGGCAGAGCAATAAGGTGCAGTATTTAATTTATTTATTAATATATTTTCTTTTTTCATTTTGAACTCCTTCTTTTGTTTTTGTGTTCCCTTCTTAAACGCATAAGTTTCAAAAAAGTTCCAAAATTAATTTTTACGACTATCTTTCATTTAATAAAAAAAAGTAGTATTTATGTAATATCGTAGAATTATTGCGGTCATAATGGCCACCATCACTTACTATCTCAGTATCAATACCATCATTTATTTTAAAGCAATCTTTAATATAACCCAATGTGATGTCGGATACAAACTCACCACCTAGCTGAGTGTGGGGTTTGTCGTTTACATAAAAATAAAATAAAGGTTCACATTTGTAGGGTACATTTATGTTATCTTCTCGTATCATTTTATATATATCATATCGCCTAGATACAATATCTTTGCTCGGGTATCCAGACATACCCATTAACAGCCTAGTTTTATCGATTAGTGCTAGTTCGTTACTGTTTTTAATATAAGTATCGATCGTTTTCTCTTTGTTTCTTATCATCATTTTATTTATCCTTCTTTCTGCATTTTAAACAAGTAACCCTTGGTAATTTGTACGTAGGTATTACCTTATAATAATTTTGACCTCTTAATACATGCTCCCATACTTTTTTACATACTGTACAAAACTTTAGTTTTGCTCCCGACCTGTCGTATGAATGTGATTTCTTGTTGTTGATAGGGTTGAAAGACTTTCCTTGAATCATCGCTTCAATAACCCATTTTGTACTCTTATCCATTAAGCTTCTCCTAGTTCATTCGTATATAAATCAAAACTCATATTACCAAAGTCTTCAATATTAATATTCATTTCTTTACCGCAATCCTCACAGGATATAGATTCTTGAGTGTTGGTATCAAATTCTCTAGGTTGGTATACTGTTGTAAGATGCTTACAATATGCCTGTTCCCTCTCCTGTTCTTCGCTATCCATTACATAATCTGTAACAAGGTCATAATACCATGTACTCATATGCTGTTCTTCTATTGCCGTTGATATATCTTTTTGTAGTTCATCACAATCAAATACAGCTATTGACCGCTTTGTAAGTGGTGACTTCGTTACAAAACCTTCTTTGTCGTACTCGGCAAAGTATGTAAAGAACTTTTTGTTTCTACCTCCATTCTCAGATATTATACCCGTATAAAAAGAATCTGAATTTATACCCGCTTTATGAAATTTTATTTTAACTATCTTCATTGCATTAACTCTTCTTCTTCAGTTGGTGTAAGGTCATGGAGAAACAGTTCTTCAAACTCAACAGAAGCATCAGTACCTGCTTCCCAATCCCATGTTACTGCATACAATTCTGTATTACATGCCGTTAATTTAATATCAAAAAAATCATCTTCAGACCCTTTACATAGTGACCATTTATGATTCGTACCAAATGCTTGTTCATCTCCATAATCTAATTCTTTAAGCATTTTTACTGTTACCATATCAAATGGTAAGTCTTTAATTGCATCTTTCCAAAACTGTCTCATTGTTATTCCCCTTTTTTTGTTAGTTACCTACGTTCGTTAGTTACTTGCGTTAATTAGTATACTACCTACGTTCGTTAGTTACTTGCGTTAATTAGTATACTACCTACGTTCGTTAGTTACTTGCGTTAATTAGTATACTACCTACGTTCGTTAAAGTTCCATTTTATTTTAATTATTTATTTTAACTATTAATTAATACAGATATAGGTAGGTTTTTTAGTATCAGTACTATAACAGTCATTTTCATCTTTTTGCATCGGTGTAGGTGCAAATTTTACGCTTTCAATTTTATTACCTTCATCATCACTAGAATATACTATTTCTAAATTACCATATGTATTTTTATAGCTTTGCAAGTTGTTTATTAATTCGCTTATTTTCATTTTATTATTTCCTTATTTTATATTTTATTATTTAAATCATCTTCAGCATCAGCATCAAATCTCGCATCCCTATCCATATCATCAGCATCATCATCACCGTCTCTATCGAAATCAACTTTCATTACACATCCTGATAATAGACTTGATTGTATCTCATTTACATCATCATAGAATGTATCTATAGCCTCATCATAATCTATTCCTTCTGCTTCACATTCCTCTTCCCAAGGTCTTTCAGGCCCCTCATCATCATCCATTTTCCAATGAAATCCATTCTTGCTACCATACCCAGCAAATAAGAAATCATCAGACTCTTCATCACCTATAAAGGATATACAAGCATTCTCATCCATAGCAACTATAACAGAACTCAACTCCTCTAAGAAGCCGTCTGCTGGGTGCCACGCTGAACAAAAGTTTATATAACTTTCATCATCACCATAATTAGAGTCTTCAATAATTACCCACTTAGAACCTACAGCATTTGTATCGTATTTGAAGTTTTTACCAAATACGGGTTCTACAACTTTTTTTACATCATTATAATCTAATCCACTCCACCACTTTTCTAGTGTTCTATGTACTCCTTCTTTTTTAGAGTTTACAGTTACTTTTTGCCATACGTGATTAGCCATATTATTTTTTGTTCCTTATTTTAATTTTTTTAAAAGATTATCGATATCATCTTTGCCAGTCCATCCAGCAACTTCGTCATTAGTGTCTAAAAACTTATCAGTGACAAAACTTCTTTCCATAGAATTATCCCATATAGCAACTTCGAATGAACTGAATTTACTAGAACTACTTAAGTCCATTCGTGGAGTACTGTAAACAAACTTACCAGCTTGAATACTTACTGTAACATCTTTAAATTTTACAGTAGTTCCAATGCCACCGTGATGTTGTTTCTTAAATTTTAAATCTTTTAATTTCATATTATTTTTATTTCCTTATTTATTTTGTTAAATAAGAGCGTGTCAGGTCTTTTATGGAATTTACGCATCCCTGCGAACTGCCGTTTTATCAAGTCAATCTTTAACGCTCTTATCATACCCTTTATACACTACTTACGGGTCTTTGTTCCCAACTTTCTATTATTCGCCCCTTTCTTGTATTTCCTCATAAATACTTTTCTGAATTTTTAATAATTCTTGAGTAGTTAATATATCTCTTATTACAAATTTGATATATAACTTTAATGTCTTTCTATGTTGTTTTGTCATTTTATTCCCTTTCGTTTTAGTTTGTTTAATAGTTTATTTTTTGTTCTTTACTACTTTTATTTTCTGCTATAAAAAGAGTTAAGTTTAAGATTTTAATTTAGTCATTAATTTAGATCTAGCTTCTTTTCTTTTTTGACTGTCCCAAGCTGCACTAATTCCACTTGTTAAAATGTCTAATATTATATTTAAAGATTGTTTACTAGTCTTACCTTCTTTTCTATATTGATTATATAATTTCTGTATACTCATTTTTTTAGTTCCTTATTTTAATTAATGTTTAATGAATAACTAGACCTACTTTTAAGCTCTTATTGTGCCACTTAGTAGCGTATAAATCATAGTTACTAGTATCTGTATACCCTTCAGATTTTAAAGCCGTTAGTGAGTCAAATATTTTAGTATGTCGCTCTGTTTTCAAATCTCTCATATGCGATTGCTTGCCACTATCCGAAAAGATAAAATCAAAATTATTAGGTATTGATTTTAAACTTCTAATCATAGTCACGTTATTAGTATATGAATAAAAGCGGACGTTTGGTAATAATTCAGCTATTTTTAACCACTTTAAAAGATACTTTTTAGAGTAGTAGTCCCCGCCATCGTGTACTCTAATATAATTGGCTTTTTTATCTTTTATGTCTTTTATCATCATATCAATAAAATTATCACTTAAAGTATCTAAATATTTAAAGTGAGCGTATCTTTCAGCTAATTTATAAAAGCCTTTTTGAGCATAGCAAAATTTTATACAAGCATCTGCCATAACACAAATTAATTTATTATCTTTTGTTTTATACGCGGGTATTGAAAAATTATATACCTTAGCATTAAAATGCTTACTTGTTTTATTAATTTTACTGTTTTGTGTTAGTAAGTTGTAATTATAGTTATTTCTAGTATTCATATTATTTTGATTTCCTTATTTTACAACAGTTATTAATTTTGTAAGGATGTCCATACTTATCATTTAAAGATTTATTACTCATTGATTTAAGTTCGTCATACGAAACCCCGTCTTCAAGTGCATATTCCATATTTATTTCTTTTTGTTCATATAAAAAATCAGAATTTACATCCTCAGTAAATCGGTTTAAAACTGTTTTACGACTTAAAACATTATATGATTTTCTTAAATCTCTACAAGTTGAATTATGAACTTCATAATGATATTTATTTACAATTTCTGGTTGTACTATTATGTATTTATTTTTCATTTTGTTATCATCCTTATTGTTTATTGTTAATTATATAAGGTATACTCACTAAGTTCTAAAAAGTTCCATTTTATTTTAAAATAATTACATTGTATGTTTAAATAAGTGTCCCCCCTTATATATAGTATAATATATATTAATAACTATTGGTTACTCTCAGGGTTACATACATACATAGGGCCCCGTTTAGATAGGTTACTTACGTGAACAAAAAACTATATAAAATAGTATTAAATAATTTACGGCCGTGAACAAACTTTATATAATAACTTTCGAGCGTGAACAAACCATTAAATAAAACTTTGAGCGTAAAGTACTTGCGTGAACAAACTTTATAATAAATCTACTTCCGTGAACATTCCACTATATAAAATAATAAATTGTAGATCTAGTCGCAGGTAGTACAATAATAGCAGATACAGAAAAGGCCAACCAATACAATATAGTATTAATTAGCCTTATATAGCCCTATTAGACATAAAAAAAGGGATAACCTACGCCTAGGCTACCCCTTATCTTTACTCACACACTAAACTATTGTTTTCTATACGATTTAGCCTCTATTATTATTCCCTTATTTTAGTTATTTAATTACTTTGTAGCTATATTCTCTTCCGACGTAGTTTATATGTTTAGATGAAGTCATAGACCAATATCCTAGAATATTTATAGTTCTGTTAATATGGTCTATTGTTGCAACTTTCGTATTATAGCTGAATATATTGTTATCATCTACTTTTAAGTTCTTTTTATACTTAATTAGGCTTGTTCTATTCATATTATTTTTATTGTCCTTTTTTTTATCTGTTTAATTATGTAAGCCCCTTGCGGGGCTTACAGTTCGTTATTTTGTTGGTTGTGTTTCGTTGGTTTCTATCCAATCGACCGTATGTTTCTTTGCGAGTTCGAACCAATCAACTTCACTTAATACGAGGCTTAACAGGTCTTCTGTCATTGTCCTGCTTACATCAACTCCACCTTGCCTTTCAAAGTAGATAGGGAGAAGCAGTTCGCTTATATCATCCTTTAATACCTCTGTTATTTCCCAAAGCAATTCATCACTAGGGGCGAAGTATATGTCTCCATACTTCTTTAGATGAGTCGAAATCATCTCATTTATCCAAGTGTAATTGCCCTCATCATTATTCATATAGAGATTGACTATCCAAGTCGCTTTATTTTTCCAACCATTATATTTATTTCCCATTATTTCACCACCTTTATTAATCCGTTTTTCATAGTGATTTCAGCGAAAAATTCACGTCCTTTCCTCTGTGAAAACTTTGGATATTCGGGTGAATAAGGTCTATTGCAACCTAAAAACGTCCCATTTGAATTATACTCATTCCCAAACAAACTTGTTTCCGTATAATCTAATGATTCTCCAATACATTCTTTAATGTGTTTTTTAGATTTGTAATTTAATATCATCATTGTTATTGTCCTTTTTTTTATTAGTGAATTAAACAGCGTGTAAGAATTAACCCCGCCTCAACTATAAATGGAATATTTTCACCGCTGAAAGTCCCTAGGTTTTCACTAGTAGCATTTTAAATGTCTGCAATCAGAAGCCGTTCCAATAATTGAGGAAGGTTAATATTTTCTAATTGTCAAAAAGCGGTTCTGATGTTAATTAATACTACAAACAATATTTTAATAATGCAAGTAAATAATTAAATTAATTTCGGCCTTATCTATTATTATTGTTGAGGTTGGCCCGTGTGACGCACCTACCAACGCCCCTAGGGATATAGTTGAATTTTTCAACCAAATTAATCCTAACCTAAAATCATTAAGGGGGTGGCCCCGTGCATATAAAAGATGCGGACACAAAGTGAAATATTTTTCTAGAATTTTTTAGAAGTTTTTTAAAACCTTTATAAAAATAGACTTATATATTGGATCTAATACTTAACAAAAGGCTTACATAGGCTAAAAAAGGGCATAAATGCCGGGGGTACTATTGGCGATACTATTGCGGGTAATATTATATTAATATTATTAATATTATATATATAATATATATTATATATAATACCTATATAGACTTACTATATAATACCTATATATAAGTTATATATAATAGTACTATAGTACTATATTACTATTATATTAATATTATATTACTATAGTACTATATTAATACTCCTATAACCAACCGGAAAGTAAAGAAGTTATATATAAGTTATATCAAACATTTTGTTTTTGTCAAGTTTTTTTATAAATTAAAATATGAATAACATAAAAACAAAGCCAAACAGTCTTGTGTTTAAAGAATATAATACAGACAACCTCGTGCCTAACCTAAAACGATGCATTGAATTAGCAAGTGCTTTATCCAAAATAGACATCGTACAACCAACATCCAGTCAATTAACCAAGCTATCTGAACTATTGTACAGGGTGCAACACATGCCAGAAGTTGATTACATTGATTTCAATGAAGTAGTCCAGCATGAGATGCAAGTCTCTGGTGTTATCAATTGAAAACGTATTAGAATGGCTTACTCTAAACGAGTAAAGAAAGAACTGCATTACATCTTCTTTGACAAAGACGAATTCAGAAAAGTATACCCAAAAGAAAAGATTCAGGACAATTGGAGAGAAGCAGAGGAAGGGAGTTGGTGTTACAGTGATGACAATCAAATCGTACAAGTCCTTAAAAAAGGAGCATTAAAAAGCAGATCATCAAAGAAACCAACCATCTACATCAAAACCTTACTAGGCATGAAGCGAGTCTCTGAAAAATCTACGCTTGGCGGGGATCCCCCCGAAAGCATCCACAACTTTTCAGGGAAGCACAGTAAGACAGACTATAAAAACAAAAACATAACCTCTTCAAAGAGATTATTTGCAAAATACGTTGCCTACGGCATGGAAATAACAGAGGCATATCGTAAGGCACACCCAAAAGCGAAGAGCATTGATTATATACATTCTCAAACAAAACTTTTATTAAAAAGCACAAAGGTGAAGAAATTGATAGACAAAGAAGTAGAAAACTTATTAAGTGAATCAGGGATTACACATCGCTACCTATTAGAACAATCAAAAGAGATTATCGATAAACCAGATGCGAAGGATGGAGATAAGTTAAGATCGATTGAAACGCTGATGAAGATATCAGGGTTGTTGAATGCGGAGAAGAGAACTGATACAATGGCAATGATACAAGAGTTTAAAGGCTTTAGCCACGATAAGCTAATGGCATTTGAAGCCGGGGCAAGACCACAAGAATTAAAGGAATCAAATGATAGTGACTTATAATGACTCTATGTGGTATACTGGAAGTACCTCTATTTGCTCGTATACAGTACCTAAATCGATCAAATGGGGTAACACCCTATACAACATACAACTAAAAGAAGATACGGCCTTAAATGAGCAATGATATAACAGATTCTTTTAACATTATCCCTAGCCCTTCGATTATGGCAGAACGGGATGAAATATTAAAAAAGTCATATAACAACTTAATTTTCTTTGGAAGAGCTTTTTTACCTAGGGACTTTTTAAATAAATCAGCTTCACCTGATTTTCATTTTAATGTAGCAAAGAAGCTAATTAGCACAAAACCCGGGGCGAGGTCTTGTATTGTAATGCCTAGGGGATTCGGTAAATCAATCTTGTCTAAAACAGCTATTATGCACAAGTTATGCTTTTCAAGTAAAGATAAACAAAACTTTATTGCATGGGTGTCAGAAGAACAAAGTCAGTCTATTGATCATTTAAAGTATTTAAAGTCTCACTTTGAAAATAACAAACGACTAAAATATTACTTTGGTAATATGGAAGGGGCCGCATTCGGTAAGAGATGGACAGAAAAAGACATTGTAACCTCTAAAGGCGATCGACTTATTGCAAAAGGAACGTCACAAAGATTAAGAGGTAGAGCTGAAGTAGATGTTCGGTACACTGGAATAATCTTAGATGACTTTGAGTCCGAACTAAATACAAAGACACCAGAGAGGAGAAAGGAAATTAAAAAGTGGATTGTATCCACAGTATACCCAGCACTAGAAGAAACACCGGGTAACGAAGGATGGATATGGTTGTGTGGTACGATTGTTCATTATGATAGTTTTTTACAGATGGTATGTGACGGATCTAGAAAAGCAAAAGAAGATGGGAGAAGTTACCCTTGGGATTTAGTGTTTCATAGAGCGATAGAAGATAGCAAGTCTATTTGGCCCCAGCAGTTCTCACTGCAAAAACTAGAAAAGAAAAAGATTGAGTTTATTGAAGCAGGTCTTGTTAATAAGTTTGCTCAAGAATATATGAATGATGCAAGAGATATTACAAATGCAGCATTTAAAATAGATAGAATACAGTACTACAGTTCTAAAGTAGAGAGCAAAAACGGATTTAATTATTTAATTGATAATGAAAACGCAACCCCAATAAATATTTATATTGGTGTTGATTTAGCAGCAACAGCAACCTCGACATCGGACTATCAAGTAATTATGGTAATGGGAATAGATGCGGTTGGAAATCGATATGTTCTTGATTACTTTAGAGAAAGGATACCAGCATTTGATGTACCAGCTAAAATAATAGAATATGCAAAGAAATATGCTCCCGTTAGACGGGTAACCATTGAGACAGTAGCCGCACAGGAAATGGTACGAGACATGGTCACGAGGTTATCAGTAAATGAAAAAAGACTATTGCCGGGAATCTTTAAAGGGGTTAAGCCCCCCGCAAGAATTAAGAAAGAAGATAGGTTAGAGACTTGTCTAGGGCCTATTGTTAATTCAAAAAGGTTGTACATCCAAAGACACATGACAGAACTTGTTGATGAACTGTTTGAACATCCAATGCCAAAGCATGACGATTTAATGGATGGACTTTATTATGCTGATTACTATGCGAAGAAACCAAAAAGTGCTAAGACAAGTGTTGATAATCTAGGAGAAGAAGATACAACATCAAAAAGGTTTAAAGTTAAGAAAGTATACAATTGGGTAACGGGATCTAGGTCATAATAAGTATTGCAC